CACCTACACTACATATTAATTTAATTCTTGTTTCAAAGAAATTAACAAAATCAACAACTGATTTTTCAAATTGTTCACCCTTCATCATATTGTCGAATTCTTCTTTTCTCATCACAACTTGCTCTACTCTTGTCATTTCTTCTTGTGCAGCTGACATCAATTCTTGTTGTTTTTGTTGAATTGCAGCTTCCATTTCCTGTTGAGCTTTTTGAATTTCTAACTCTGCTCTTTCTGGAATAATCTCTTGAGCTTCTAATGATTGCTGAATAGATAATATTTTTTCTTGTAATTGCACTTGCATTTCTGCTGAAAACTCTTGCAATTGAACATCTACGGATTGTTGTAATTGCTTCTCTTGGTCTTCAGTAAGAGGTATTCTAATAAATGCATTAACAAATGGTACTTTCACTTTACTATAATTTTCATAGTAAGCTACGATTTGGTCTTCCTCAGCGTCTGGAGTATAAGTATTACTTATATCTTCAGGTTGAGTAATCTTAGAAGATTCTACATCTCTTTGAGTAAAAGTAGATGAGTATTCAGAAGAAGTAGTAATTTTATTTATCTTAGCAGCGTGTTGAGGAAAAATATTCTTTAATTGAGTTTTAGATACATTCTTCTTAATCATAATGAATCCAGCATCTCTAAATAAGAAATCTCTACTTGCTGGGTCTACGAATACATCATAAGGGTCAATTCTTTTAAAGACCACTTCACCTTTTCCATGGTCTGCATCTTGGTCAACATCTACTAGAAAATATCCAATTCCTTTGACAAGACTATCAAGAACAACTTGACCATAAATCGAATTGCCATTAGACAGATGCCAGCAGTAATCAGAAATATCAGAATGTACTTGAGCAACATCTGTATCATCTCCTGTCGCCCCTACTGCTTTCCATCTGGGGCTGTTAGCGGTTACAAAGTATTTCATTATTTCAACAATAGGTAAAATCCTATTAATCGTAAATGATGGCATTCCAGATTCTTCTAGATTTTTTGACTCATCCATAGTAAGTTGTTCATCAAGATAAAAATCATATCCCTTCTGACTTTTGCTACGCCATTTTGCCCTATCTGTACTATTTGCTCTATCCCATAATTGTTTATTGATATGAGCTTTATTTTTTCTTCCTCTTTTAGCCATTATTTCATTAACCTCTGTTCTAATTTACCTAAAATACTTTTATCTAAATCAAATTTTAATTGTACCCCATCCTTCTTAGCACCAAGACTTACTTTACCATATTTAGTTTTAAAATCCATTCCACTACCACTTAATCCAATTCCCTTACGCCTAGCAGCTTCATACATTAATAATGCACCAGCTGTTGGAAGTGGTTGTCTTCTAAATTGTTTTTCTGCTTGAGATGCTTGAGACATATAATTTTCCCAGACTGATGATGGTTCTGTACCAGATAGACTATCTGCAATATTTACTCCAGCCATAAACATCTGACCATATAAAGAGTTTTCACCTATAGGTCTATTTAATCTAAGATTTTGTGGAGATAGAAGTGTTTTATTTTTTCTAAATAATATTGATTTTTGTTGTGGCATTACGCTACTACCCAGCTTTTAGCTTTTCTTTTTGGTTTATACCAACCTTTTTTATCATCATTCGGTCTCATATTGGGCGGAAATGCATGTAATTGTGCATAATAAAGTGTCTCAATGGTATCATCATGGGCCATTTTAGGGCCAAAAGTAATGATTTCGTTGATTAAATCAAACATATTTTCTTTTAAATATACATTTCCTGTACTAAATCTACCACTTAAACCACTATATATTCTATTTCTTTTATTTAAACCTCCAGGCTTCTCTGGGATTACACCAATATTATATTTATTATCTAATCTTCTTCTTTCATTTAAAGCTTGAAAGATAGACCTATTCATAGCAACATCTTCAACAGTACTAGATGTACAATTGTATTTTTCGTGCAATTCAATAATATAATCAACTACTCCCTTTTTACCAATAATATCATTATCAACACCTCTGGAGCCTACCGTTGGAATACTTCTATGTCTTTCGTACTCTAAAACATAGAGATTATTATTTGGGTCAATAGCAATAACCATGATAACAGAAAAGTCAGAAGTCTTTGTATTAATATCAGTCGCAGGGTCGCATCCAACAAAAGTATTACAAGGCAACTTAGTACCATCCACATAAATATAGTTAACGCCATCTTCATTTTCATAGTATCCTTCCCAATGTTTTACATGCTTTCTATTCCAAACTGAATCTTCTTCAGATTGGACTTCCATCATATATTCTTGGTAAAACTTTTGAGATTGTCCACTATCGTAGTAGAACTTCTTTTTTTCTTCTAATTTTTCCTTCGAGAAGAACGATGGCCAGAGGGATGTTCCGTCTGGAAGGATTGATTTATACGTGATGACACGCCAAGAAAAGTCCTCACCACTTTTTGTAGCTTTCGCATAATTGTTAATAAGATTGTTAATAAAGGAATCATAATGTACGGGAGTGCCATTAACACGCAACCTACCAGTATGAGGCTCAAGCGCGGGATAAACAACAGCAGTGACCAGATTAGCATTCTTGGCTCTGGCATCAGGTGTGATGGTGTTCGCTTCGTGTTCAAAATCATCTAATATAATTAAATCATATCGTTTATGAAGTTTGGCTCCTCCACGAATACCAGCAACATTACTTTTGGATATGAGTTTACATCCATTGTTTAGTTCAATATCTTCTTCTGTCCATTTCCTTCCTTTTAAACTACCAAAATAATACCGAATACTATCATTAAATTCAAGGTGATGTTTAATATAATCCATATTTCCTACAGAAAGCTTCTGGGTAGCAGATACCCAAGCATAAAAATGCATATCATCTTCTGGGCAAAAAACAAAGTCTTTTATAATAGATGCTTTAGTTAATACGGTCTTTCCATGACCTCTAGGAAGAATTATACCTAATTGCTTAATATCGAAATTATCAATTGAATCTGCCATCTCATAATGAAATGGAGGAGTTTCACTTCTCATAAAATCATCAGGCAGGAATAATTTACCAAATGCAATTAAATCATTACTTGCAAGTAGTAATTGTTCTTCAGCTTGGCTTACGTTCTTCTTGTTTATGTTTGCCATTTTCTTCTGATTTCTTATCTAAAAACTTTTGAAACTTCTTTTCATCTTTATTCATTTGAATATAATAATCTAATATTACTTCATAATTACGCAATCTTTGAATTGTATTACCTAATGCATATTCTAGCATTTGTATCTTATCAATCATTTGCTCTCTTTTTAATCCTCTTTTACTTCCTTTCATTTCATCTCCTCTATTTTAAATTCCTTTATTAATTTATCTGAATCGGCATTTTTAGTAAATTCAACAATAGAATCTACAAAACCTTGAATATAAGATTTTGCTTCTATCGTAGTATCAAACGACCTCATCAATGCATCGGATTTATCTTCCTTTGCTTCTTTCCAATATACTAAATATTTTCCTCCAAACATTATTTACCTTGTCCTCTATTTCTTTTCTTATAATATTTTTTACTTTTCTTATGACCATATTTCGTTCTTCTACCCAACCCCTGTCTTGTTTTCTTACCAGTGGGTTTTATATACTCATCCGTCATATTGCTTTCCTCTAAAGATTGCTTTACCCTCATAAATACCAATAGTATCTATTTGAAAATCCTCATCTGTGTATTCAACAATACCTACACCTTGTTGCCAATTATATCTAGTACCTCCACCTGGAACAACTCCATCTATTCTACAAAGAGTTCCACAAGATATTGCTTGATATATTTTAGGATTACCATGTGTCCATACTGTCTTATGTGCCATTTCTAATCTATGCACATGACCTTGGATAATACTAATTCTTGGAGAATCTAATAATTTCATTACACTTTGACCACTTTTAGGGCCAACTTTATTACCATGTATACAAACTAAATTATTATTTACATAAAACTCACCATGAGGATAGTTACCTACATATTTTACATTTAGTTTATCTAGTCCTAATAAATAAGGTACTGATATTACAGGAGCAGATTCTGGTTCATTAGCTGGTTTTATACCATACGCTTGAATTGTATTTTGGACAATACTATCAATCATTCTTTTTTCATGATTACCTTCTATATATACCATTTCTTGACAATAAGGTCTTAACTCTGAAATCCAAGATGCCACATAGTCCA